TGCCCAGCGCCACCACCGCATCCGGCGCCGTCCAGTCGACCGCAAACAGGCTGATCCGCGCCCCGTCCCAGCGCCCGGCAAGCAAATCCGCCTCGCTGATCGCCGCGCCGGTCAGCGCCCCGGTCATATCCATGCTGTCGGCATCCAGCCCCGACCCGCGCCGGATCGCCGACGGCGTCATCCCCGGCGCCGCGCGATAGTGGAACCCGTCCACCTCCAGATCGCGATCATGCGCGGTCAGCCCGATCGCCACCCCATCCCGCCGCTCGATCCGCCAGCAATAGGCGATCGTGGCGACGGGTTCGTTCAGCCAGCCCGCGCTCACGCTTCCCGAACCTCGACCAACGGCACGCTCGGCGCCGTCCCCGCCATAAACGTCGCCCGGTTGACGCTCAGCGAATCCTCCGCGAACCGCACCGGTACATCGAACCGGAACCCCGCAGTGACGACCGCCCCTTCGGCCGGAGGCTCGTCCAGCACAACGATCCCGCCCGCATCCACTGCGAACGCCGCGGTCTCGACCCCATCGACAGCCACGCGGACGCTCCCCGGCGTCGGCCGCGTGATCCGCCGGGCGATATCGCCATAGGCCTTGACCAGCGCGAACGCTTGTCGCTCGCCGTCGCCCTCGCCCAACACCTGGTCGGTCGCCCCCGGCGCACCGTCATCGTTGGAGCAATCATCGAACGGATCGCGCAGCCGGAACCCCCGCGCCGGTCCCATCCGCGCCCGGTAAAACCCCAGCAGCGCCCGGATATCCGCCTCGCTCCGCACCCCCGGCCCGACATCGTATCGCGTCCTCGCCTGCGCCCAGGCGGCGTTGCGCGCCTCATGCCCGCCCGCGCTGGTCAGGATCGCGGTCGACACCTCGGGCGCCACCTCCGCCTCACGCCCCAGCGCAATCGGGAACAGCACATCATCGAACGCCTGCATCTCTTCCTCCTGATCGAAGGTCACGAACCCGTCGCGGATCACCTGCGGCAACGCCCAGATGAACGTCGCCGGCACCCCGCGCCGCCGCGCCGCATCCGCCGCTGCGGCGATCCCACGCCACTGCACCGCATCCTCCGGGTTCAGCACGAACCCCGCGAAATAATGCTGCTTCTCAACTGGATAGCCCAGTCGCGCCTCCGCCTGCGCCACGCCGCGCGCGCTTGCCATGGCATTGCCCGCCGCCGCCCAGTCATAATCCTCAAGCTGCAGCACATCGAACGCCGGAAACGCCCAGCCGACCGGCAAATTCGCCCGCATCAATTCGGGCGCGTCGCGATCCAGCACCGTCGGCAGATAGGCGAGCAGCAACAGCTCCGCCTCGGGTGCCACCCCGCGCACCGCCGCCCCCAGTGCCGCCGTCGATGCCGCCAGCAAAGCCCCCGCCGCGTCGAGCACATCGGGGTCGGGTTCCCCCCGCACATTCTGCTCCGCCGGATCGCCCAAAGCTGCCCGCGCCGCATCGTCATGGATGCACAGCCGACCATCGGCCATCACCCACCACCACGGCTCACCGACCTGAAACTTGACCGCCAGCCCGGCGTCCTGCGCGACTCCCACAAACGCCGCCGCCACCGCCTGCAGATACCCCATCGCCCCGACATGCGCCGGCGACAGCAAGGTGGAGGGCGGCACCCACCCGGTCAGCGCGGGCGACCCGTCGAACGCCCGCTGCTTCCAGACGTCCGGACAATGCGCATCGAGCAACTCGTAGCTGAGCGACCAGATCACCCCGAAGCCAAGCACCTTCGCCCGCTCGGCGAAATCCGCGTGCCACGCCGCACACGGGCCATTCAAAGCGCCGCCCATCAGCGTCGCAAGCCCTTCATTGAGCCGGAAATAATGGCTCATCCCGACATAGTGAACGATGTCCCCGCGATACCCCAGTTGCAGCGCATTGCGCAGTAGCCGCGCCGGGGTGACATGATAGCTGTCGTCATAGCCGCTGCAGATCGACAGCCCATGTTCGGGCACCACCACATCGCCGATCGCCAGCACCGCGCCCGGCCCCGTGACCGCGATCTCCGATAGCTCGACCCAGCCCTCGACCGGCCCCGCCAGCGCCGCATCGTCACCGGTAAATCCCGGCGGCACCAGGCTCACGAACATCCGGTCGACATCGCCCGCCCACACCGGATCACCCTCGTCCGGCAGCGCGAACCCGCCCGCGACGCTCGCAAAATCCACGCTGACGACGCAATCCTCCGGCGTCCCCTGCGCATAGTTCCACAGCCGCACATACCAGGCGCGCGCCAGCCCCGCCGCATCGCGTCCCTCGATCGTCAGCACCGGGCCATTGACCGCATCCAGCGGCATCACGCCCGACGACCGCCAGCGAAAGCGCAAGCGGCACCCGCGATAGTCGCGGCTGGTCTCATAAGACAGCAGCGGGTGGTCGTGCCGGTCCTCGCTCTCCCAGATCAGCCCCGCCAGATCGTCCTGCCGGTAAAACACCGCATCGACCCGCAGTGCGTCGGGCGCGGTGCTCACCACGCTCGCCATCATCGGCCGCGGAAAATTGACCGTCCAATAGGCCGGATCAAAGCGCGAAATCACCCCCGCCGCCTGCACCGTTCGCTCGGAAGCCAGCCAGTAAGCCATATGCAACATCCTGATCCTGAGGGACGTAGACTCGATCCTCCCCTGCAAGGGGAGGTGGCAGCGCGTAGCGCTGACGGAGGGGTGTCGCGCTCTCGATGGCGGGACACCCCTCCACCACGCCTTACGCGCGGTCCCCTACCCTTTCAGGGGAGGAATTGTGAGCGTGCGGGCTACGGACTAATCTACGCCCGCCAACGCCGCCCGCACCGCCCGCGCCACCTGCCGCCCCGATTGCCGCAGCGCCCCGGCTGCCTCACCGCCGCCCGGCGCGTGAATCGTGATCGCCACCCGCACATCACGCCCGCCGCCCTGCACCGGGACTTCGACCCGCCCGCTACTGGTCGGCACGAACAGCTCCGGCCCGCGCTCGCCCACGATATAGCCCCGCCCCGGCGCCACCGGCCCACCGGTCGCGCGACCGGGCAGCCCGAACAGGCCCCCGATCGCCCCGGCAATCCCGCCACTGCCAAAGATCGCGGCCATCCCCCCACGCACCGCCTCCGCAGCAATCTCGGCCAGAATCTGCGACGCCACCCGCTTCAAATCCTCAAAGCCGAGTTTCCCCGTCCGCACCGCACGCAACAGCGCCGTCTCGACCGCGCGCCCCGCCCGATCCGCACCGGCCTGCAACGGCCCGTCAATCGCCGCACGCATCTCGGCGACATCGCGGGCAAAACCCTGCGTGTCGGCGCGCACCCGCACCATCATGTGGTCGATCTCGTCATCCATCGGGAAACGCCTCCATCAGCTGTGCGATCGTGTCGCGATCGGGCGGCGCGACGGCCTCGCCCGTCACCGCCCGCACCAGCGCCGCCAGCTCGGCGGGCGTCGCATTCCAGAACAGCTCCGGCGTCCACCCGAACGCCACCCCCGCCTGCCCGGCGAGCAGCGCGGCGCGCTGGGCGAACATCATCGCCCCGCCAAGATCTGCCCGATCAGCACGCGCAGCGCCGGGGTCGCTGCGGCGAGTCCCCCCGCCGCCACGCCCTCGCCGAACGCCTCCCGGGTCAGCCCCTCGGGCCGCTCCCTCAGGCAATGCCAGAACAACGCGACCATCTCGCCCAGCGCCAGCCGCCCTTCCGCCGCCCGCTCGACCAGCGCAAACAGCGGCCCCACTTCCTGCTCCGCAGCAACCAGCGCGCTGAACGAAGGCCGCAGCACCAGCTCGATCCCGGCGACCCGCAGCATCGCCTCGCCCCGCGCCGGGTTCGCACTCATGCCGACACCACCGGCCCGGAACTCTCCAGGTTCAGCGTGTAAGACCGCTCCCCGTTGAAATCCCCGGCATAGTCCAGCCGCGTGACCAGGAACTGCCCGGTCATCGTCGCGCCGCTCTCGAAGCTCAGCCGATAGTCGTCGATCACCCCGCTCAGCGCATTGCCCCGGATCCGCGTCTCCGCCGCCGACCCGGTAAACACCCCCGCCGCCGACACGCTCACCGATCGCACGCCCGCGCCCGACAGCAATTCCCGCCACGCGCCCGAATCCTTCGACGTGATCGCCACCGCCTCGCCATTGACGCTCATCTGCGTGGTGCGCAGCCCCGCCACCGTCGCATAGGCGACCGGCGACCCGCCATCGCCCACCTTCAACAGAAACGCGCTTCCCTTCTCCACCGCCATGACCCGATCTCCTTCACTCACCCGATTTCAGCATCCGCAGCCGCCACTCGCTCGTCGCGACCCAGCGCCCTTCGCCCTTCCGCTCGATCCGCGCGCGCAGCAGCGCGCGGCTCGCCAGCTCCCAGCCGCCACCGACCGCGCGCGGCAGCCCCGCCATCGCCACTTCGACCTCACCGGAGAGCCGCCGCACCCGCGCCGGACTCTCCCCGGCATCGTGCAGCACCACAACGACCCGCGCCTCGCGCCCGGCCATGTCCTTGGTCCCCCAGTCGCTCAGCTGCGTTTCGCCGATCACCGCATGCGGCGTCGCCGCGCGCGGCGGCGGCGCATCGAACACCCCCGCCAGCCCATCCGCGAGCGGCCGGTGCGCCCTCAACGCCGCCCGGATCGCCTCCGCCAGCACCACCGCCGCGCTCATCGCACTGCCCCCACGCACAGCCGCATCACCCGCCACGGTCGCCACAACGCCGTCACCGCCGCCGGCGGCACGCCATCGCCATCCATCCGCAGATGCGCCGCCAGCCGCAGGATGCCGTGCCGCACCGGCTCGGGCACCGCGTTCCATTCGCCCGCACTGCCGACCGTATAGGTGACAGCGATCCGCCCGGCGGCAGATGCACACCGCACCCACCCCCGCCCCGAAGCATCGATATCCATTCCATAGGTTTCAGGTGCCAGCGCCACCGCGCCGCCATCCCCCGAAAGCGCGTGAACCGCGGTCACCGCCCGCACCGGCGATATACTCAGCGCCTGCCACGCGTCCCGCGCCACCAGCGTCTCGCGCAAGGTCCGCTCCAGCAACGGTGTCCCGATAAACCCCTCGCACAGCTCCGTCGCAACGCGCAGCTGCGCCGCCAGCTCGGCATCGCCATCTACCCCCTCGATCCGCAGAAACGCGCGCAGTTCGGCCAGCGCAACCGGAGCCGCCTCGGGCGGCACGATCGTCTCGACCATCACCGCCGCTCCACCCGTACGTCGAGCGAGCGCGCATCGCGCCGCCCGTCGCTCCAGACCACCTGGTTGGTCAGGCGATAGACGATGCCGGGCCGCCCGCCCTCGACGGTCGCGGCACAGCGCGCGCCGCTCACCGCCTCCGCCACCACCGCCAGCCCCTCATCATGCACCGGCTCGACCGCCCAGCTACTGGCGCTCAGCCCCGCCGCCCCGGCAATCGCCGCCCAGTCGATCGCATAGTCCAGCGCCGCCGCCGGATCCTTCAGGAAAATGCCCATTTCCCACTCCCAAGAAAAAAGGGGCGGCCCCGCAGGACCGCCCCTCACCGTCATTGCCACGCGAACGGTTCACCCTGCGCGAAGCAGCCGCCCGTCCCCGCCCAGCTGTGTATCGCGACGATCGTCCGGCACGATTGCGCGCGTCGCGCGCGGCACCGGCATCACCCCGGCAATCGGCCGTGACCGCTGCCGTCTGGCACCGCCGATCGGCCTTGCAGCGATCGGCCCGTGCGCGATCGCACAGCCACCGTCCGCTGCGCTCACCATGCCGCCATGATCCGCCAGTCGGTGCCATCGCTCACCACCACACCGTCGTTGGTCCCGCCACCGGCCGCAACACTTCCGGTGGTGGTGGCATTCAGGTCGGTCACATAATGCAGCGCCCCAGCCCCCGCGCTCGCCGCCGACCCGGCACCAGCCACCGTCGCGCTCGGCAGTTTCGGCGCTTTCAGGAAGCTGGTCTGCAACGTGGTGAAGTTGATGCGCAGCGCGTCGGAGATATCGCTGCCCTGATCGGTCTGCCCGATACAGAAATCGCCATTCGCCTTCAGCCGCATGCCCCAGCGATGGAAATTGGCCTCGTTGTAAAAGTCGAGATAGGTCGCACCATTACCCTGGATGCGGATACCGCTGGTGCCGCTGGCATGGGTGTTGCGAATCTTCACCCCTTCGAACCGCGTCGAAGCCGAAATCTCGGTCTCGAACCCGGTCACCGACCCCGTCACCGCATTGGTGTTGAGGTAGATCATCCGCGCGCCATTGGTGAAGCCCGACGTGCCGACCAGCGCTAGGAGCGACTGGATGCCCAGCGGATTGGTCCCGACATTCCCCGCGGACAAATAGATGTCGCGGTCGAACGTATAGCCGTTGCCCGAATTGACATAGGGCAAGTTGATCTGCGACGTGCCCGCCGCATTGGTCTGGGTCAGCCAGGGCGTGTTGTTGCCCGTCCGGTTGATCCGCACCTGATCGGACAGGATGATCGGCTTGGTCGCACTGGACGTCCCGTTCCAGCCAAAGGTCACGTGCACGTTGCGATAGCCATCGGCAAACGCATAATAGGCCGCCTGAAAACTGGTGTCGGAATCATAGCCCCAGTCGCCTTCGTCGAACGGGGCATAGATGCTGATCGGGCG